GCTGCAAGGGCAATCTTGGATAAGTAAGTAACCTCGTACGTTGGGTCTTCCGCCAGCTCAGGCGGAATCTCAGGGAGTAAACCATTGCGTCCGAGGATACCTAGTGCACGGGTAATGATAGGCCCAAAAACCTCCGCCTGGAGATTACTCCATGTCGGCGCGAAGCTGTTTAGTTTCTCCTCTACGCGCTGCATAACCTCAGTTGCGGTCATGGTCTTATCGTAGCTCGCCAGCATGTTAAACAGGTCAAGGAAAAAAGCCTGCTCAATAATCTGACGCTCACTATTCAGCATCTCCAATCCAACGGGAAGATTGTGGTTAATTTGTACAGGTTCAGGTTTTTGATTCCCAATGCCATTCGCCCTCCAGTAGTTCATCGAACCAGCGCGGGATGAAAACTTGTAGGAACTAGAGCCGTCATCAGGGACTAACCACGGCGGATTTACCATCTTCTCGCCGGCGATCAGGATGGTTTGCTTCATCTTATTGATGCCACGAATATCGGGAAGTACATCCATCCCCGGCGAGTGACCGTAGACCTCCTCGGGGTTCTTTGCAAAACGCCCCACGAAATAGGGAAATTCCATATACCCTCCCTCGGCAAGCTGATGCTTATTTTTAACGTCGATATATTCCGACGAGAAGGGCATGTTTAACTTATCCTTCTTTTCAGAATTGTAATCACTGCGAGGGTAAACGCAGTGCAGAAATTCACATGGAACATCGCGCTTATGATCATCCTCTAAGAACTTCTGCATCTTCTCATGCAGCTTATCCTTGCCCCACTTCTGCGCTGCTTGGCGAGGAGTGAGCTTAAAGCATCGATAAATAGTGTCTACGATTCCCTCTGAGTTTTCCTGAATGCAGTATGAGCCGAAAGCGAACGCTTGAAAATTCAGCATCTCCCTGCCACCTTCTTCTAGATACACGCACATAGCGGGCATGGTGACGAAGTCCTGTAACCCCTCGTAAATAGAGCGCGGGAAATTGCTGCTCATTATATGGCCAAGGACTAGCTCTGTAACCGCCCCGAACCACCGTTTAACATTATCGACATCGGCCAAGTCCTTACGGCGAGGGCGAAGGGAAAACCATTGCTGACCTTGTACGGTGTACGAGTAAATGCCTGACGCGCAAAATTGTGCTGCACGCTGAGCCGTCGTCTCGTAAACGTGCTCAGTGCGAATCTCACCGGGCGTGTACTTAGTAAGGATCGACTTGCGGGGCGATACATATGTGGCGACATCGTCGGCGCTTTGGTCCCAATTAGACCGCTCTGACTTCATGCGGTCGTAGCGCCGTACGTGTTGATCTGGAGTGTATTCCATATATTAGCCTAATACGGTTTTGCCTGCACCTGAACCAGATTGAGCGGCTCCTACGTTTTGAGGATTTATTCCACCCGCAATGATAGTTGACTGCCGCCCTCCGCGCATTCTCGACTGCCTTAGCGATTCCTCACGCGCCATCCGCACCTCAGCATCATTCGTGGTCGGTGGTGGAGGAGTAGGTTTTGGAGGGGGAGGGGTAGTTACCCCCTTAAACTTAAAGACTGCACTAGCGAGCGTCGAAGCGCGGCGAGGCTTATCAACCTCGTGTGGCGATGGTTCAATAAAATTGAAAAGCATAGTGCGTCCGCGAGTCGCCCTAGCTCACGCGAGATACCCAATATTATTCCACTGAATATGCAAGGAAGTTTTTGAATCTCGCGAGTGAGTATCTGCGCAGCTCATTCTTGCGCTGGAATAGCACGTAAGGCAGATCGATAGGTAGGATATTGAGGGCTTGCTGTATGTCGCCGGCATAGAGCCACACCAGCCATGCATCAGTGCGTTCAAATTTCAGGCTGGGATTGAGGAGCAGATAGTCCTCTGACTGAGAGTCAACGGGTCTCCCCATAATGAAATACTCTGGAGTGCTAAACACGTAGCCGAAGCGGAGATGAGCGACTAGATCGTCGTCGAATGTGCGTGCGCACGGCTCACGATCGTACACGCCGGCGGCTTGGTCGAAGGGATTATGCATTAATCATTGTCGCCAAAATTGGGCGCATTTTCTGGTTAAACTCCCATTGCGGCATTTCCGACCAGTCGCGACTCTCCTGAACGAACGAAGGGATAAAACCAAGCTTCTGCAAAGCGAATGCTTTGGATTGCTTAAATATTTCGTTAGCTATCCATGCTGGGTAATTTTCCCTTATATCCAACGAAAATATCGTTCTAGAGATCACAAAATCCTCAACTATGGTTTTGACGGTTATGCCGTGGTATTCCTTACCTATGATATATCGGTGCAGTAGTTCAGGCTCTCGGCAATAGGTGCATCCACCTGTACTCTCAATCTGGTGAAAGCACTCCTCGGCGGTTATCCCATGCGCATCGTACGGACACCTATCGGCTGGCAATGGGAGTGGCTCATTAATACCTAAACGCAAAAAATGCGCATACTTTTCACGTACTGTTTTTTTTATTTTGCCCATAAATTTAATCTACCACGAAATCGCGCCTACGCCTCTCAGCCGGCGCGAGAGGGTTATAGTTACCGTCGTCCGTGAACTCCTGCCTCTGCACGCTGTTGGTGACGCTAAGTAAAGCTTTATCACGCACAAGGCCCATTTCAAGTGAGACAGCTAAATAGCGGAAAGCATCAGCCGCATGAGATGCCCAGTTGTGCAGTGGCTTCTCGCGATAAACTCCGCGCTCCTCTAGATACTCCTTGGTGTACGCTTCTAGCGAAGCCACAAGCGTTTGCGTGTGCTTGGTGTCGAAGATGCAGCGTGGGATTAGCTTGCGCACAGCTTCGATGCCCGCGCCCAATGACGTGATCGGCACCTGCGTAAAATTGAGCCCCATCTTGCGAGCAGACTCCATGCGAGTGACACCGGTTGTGAGCTCGCGCTGAGAGATGTCGTGAGGAGCGAAGTGACCGGCGTATTTGTACCCCATCGTGGCGACTCTCTCACGCAGCATATTCGCGTAGTAGCCTAAGCCTTCATCCTTTCCCTCGAAATAATCGATTACGCGCACCTCCCGCCCCTCGAATTGTGCGAAGACGATTGCCGTAGCGTCATCTACGCCCAGATCCCAAAAAGTGTAAACGGGCGCGTTAGCCTCAGGAGGGCAGGGGCAGAGACGCTTTTGCGCACGCAGCTGCATCATCTCGCGGGCGTAGTACGCACCGGGTACAGGAGCATCGAAATTCACCTCAAACTCTCGCTGGTATTGCTCCTCGCTCATCCCTTTTCTCGCATCCTCTAGCTCTTTAAGGGGAAGCACATTAGTCACGCTGGCTTTGAGCACCAATGAAAACCACTCGGGATCGGACTTAGCCTGCTCATGGATGCGATAAAATGCGTCCTTCCCCTTTGGTGTGCCGATGAACGTCGCCCAGCCCTCACGGTCCGCTAGAGCTGGGCGAATGATTTCAGGCCATGCGCGCGGGTTCATGTCCGCTGGTTCATCGATCACTGCTCCATCGAGGTAAATACCGCGCATGCGGTCTGCATTGTCAGCACCGTAAAGCCGTATTCTCGCGCCGTTGTGCGGGAATTCCACAAATAGCTCGCTCTCACTGATGCGAATATCAGGGAAGGCTTGCGCGTAGTGCCGCAAGTAGCTCCATACAATATCTTTAGCCTGCGCGTAATACGGTGCAACATACGCAAAGCGAGGCTCTCTCTTAGTTGACACAATCGCACGTCGGATTGTATCATTTAGCGTCGCGACAGTCTTGCCGCATCGACGGTGAGCTACGACACACGCCCACCGCTGGGAACGCTCATGGTACGGCGTGAATATTCGCCGAGGTAAATAGGGGATCTTTACTGTTCGCCGCTCAACCATGATACCTCAATTGGGCCGCCTTCTTTGCCCGAGAGTTCAACGGCTTGCGAAGGTTTACCATAAGCATAAGCCACGAGGAGCTCGGATGCTTTCATCGCGTTAGGTCCTTCGTTCACGACTTCTTTTTCCCAATATTTTATTACATGCTTATCCACAATGGATTTAGCGCGGTTTTTAAACTCGTCGGGAATCTTAATTCGGCCGCCGGGATTTCCTGATTTACCTTTTGCGAAGGGCATTTGCGAACTTTATTGCAGTGAGTTAGTAAAAAATCAAATGAAAAGGATAATTCTGAGAGGAGAAAATGATTATTTTGCAAAAAAGTGCAAATCGAGTATTGACTGAGCTGCAAAGTTGTGCATTGTTGTGCTTATCGAAGGGCACTAAGCCCTAGAAAACCAATAAAACAAAATAAAATGAAAATGAAAACACGATATACATGGAAAAGCCTAGAAAAAGATATTGAGAAGCTTAACAAGCAACTTGAGGAACGCGGTAACAAGTACCGACTTGTCGTTGGTTACCGATATAACTATACGGCAATTGACCTTGCCACGCCGGAACAACTTGCACGGCACTGCATAAGCAGAACGCTTGAATGTGGCACTCCCCGCGAATGCTTAAACGCTTGCTATCGCTTTCTAAGCGAGGGCGTTCACAGCTAACCAACACACACAAAAAACCATAAAACCAAAATAAGATGAAAACTGAACTCCTCTCTGAACTAAAACCGACCGAAAACGTCTCCGTGGTTTGGGATTTTAACGTCTCAAACGCAATTAAGGCAGACACCGAATGGTGGGAATACCGGAATGGATGTCTGCGCATGTGGGGTGATCTAGGCGAAGCAAACGCGGCGGCATATCGCCGCATTTTTAAAATTACAGGCCGGCGCATGAAAGCGTGGGTTTCATTGTTGCCTAACGCATAAAGCCCTAGAATACAGAAAAACAAACCAATCAAATGAAGCTCCTAACTGAGATCGATAGAGCGATTATAATCGCTCAAATATCTA